GGGTAGACGGTGACGGCAAGACCGTTGAAGTAGGGCACACACCAGTCGAGGTCGCCGCAGGCGTCTTCCTTTGGCAGGTGTTCTACAGTTCAGTCTCCTACATCCCCCATAAAGGCCGCTTTGAGGTCAAGTTCCCACTGGCCTATCGAAGTGCCCATAACGTCCACAAGCACACGGTAGAGGGTGTGCCATACATACTTGAGCGAGCAGTCTTCGACTCTACATTTCCGGGAGTCTGACCATGGCCAAGCTCTACAAATACTACCAACTCATTGGTGGCAAGGAAGCGTGGCAGCCTATCCAAGCAGAGCAGACCTTGGAGGGTGTGCGCCCCACGTTCGTGACCATCTTGGCGGTGGACACGTTACTGGCTGAGAAGCCTACAAGGGAAGACTTGGACGCGGCCAAGTACGGCGGCCCACTGTACTTCGACTTGGACGCAGAGGACATCCAAGACGCCATTGCTGACGCCAAGGTGACAGTGCAGCGCCTGCAGAGTTATGGGCTTCAGGCCTACGACTTTGAGGTGTACTTGAGCGGCAAGAAGGGGCTGCACATCATCATCCCGGAAGTAGCGTTCAACCAAAAGCCGGTGCCCATGTACCGGCTGTTTGACGTTTACAAGGAAATCGCATTCAAGCTCTCCACACCCAGTACCGACCTGCGGGTCTACACAGGGCGCAAAGGGCGCATGCTACGAACTTGTTACAACGTCCGGGAGAACGGCAACTACAAGGTGCAGATTTCCCTGCAGGAGCTTGAGTCCCTGACCCCGGAGACCTACAAGTCTCTGTGTGCAGCGCCTCGGCACATGCCACAGGCGCGGCCCGAGTTCCGGTTCCAGTTCGGCCTGTTGTTTGACGAGGCGGTGCAGAAGGCTGGCGTCACCAAGAAACGGCGCAAGCCCAAGGCGGTGACACCCGGCCAGATTCAGCAAGACCTGCCCGTGGTAGTCAAGCTGCTCAACGGCGAGTCGGAAGCGGGCTTCAACCTGATTGCAATGCAGTTGGCCTTGTATGCCCGTGAGTCTGGCTGGAACGAAGAGCAGTTCATCAACCGGGCCCAAGGCCTGATTGCCAACCACAAGGGCGGCTCTCGCTATGGTAGCGCTAAGGCGCGGGAGCGTGAACTCTGCAACATGCTGATGTACGTCGAGGACAACTTTGCCTACGAGTACAACAGCGGAGCCTTCGCCAAGTTGCTGACCCCGGTAGCAGCGCCAGAGGGCCCCACGGCAGAGGCCGGCGACGAGCCACTTGAGGACGGGGAGCATGCGGGTTACGACTGTGGCATTTACCGGGGACCAGACGGGTACTACACCAGAAACGATGAGGGGATTGAGAACTACTTCATGCGCGGAATAGTCAAGGAAGTCACAACCTTGGTAGACCCGAACACAGGTGCCATCATGGCGCTCACCGGCAAGATGGCAGGACAGGACTTGACCTTCTCCCCAGAAGACTTCCAAAGTTCTTCTGCCATGCAGAGGGCGGTATCGCGTACTGGAATCTCATTTACGGCCAGCGACATTGTGGCTAGAAAGTTGTATGAAATGCTAATCGACGAGTCAAAACGGGCAGGGGCCAACACCCTGCTGGTAGAAAAGGAAGGCCTCAGTTGGTTCAAGTCTGCTCGCTCAGACGGGGAGGAGCTTCGCAAGGGGTTCCTGATTTACGCTGACGAGAGGGGCGTGAGGCCAAGCGTTCATGTGCAGGGCGACTACCCTCTGAAGTTCAACGGGTACCCAGACCCGACAGGCAAGTTCCACTCGGACCTCAGCCGGTGCCCCTCTTTTGAGGATTACTTGGCTGTGGAAGGGAACAGGGAGAAAGCACAAGACGCCCTGTGGAACCTGTTTAGGGCACAACCTGCTGAGGTGCTTGGCAAGCTCTTGGGCTGGCAAGTGGCATGCTTCTACCGTAGCGTCTTCCATGTGTGCTACGGCAAGTTTCCTCTGCTGCACGTTGTAGGGCAAGCGGGCTCAGGCAAGTCGGAGACAAACCTTGCCATGCTGCGCTTGCACTACCACCATGCTGACCCGGTGCAGATTAGCCCCACGTCTACGGTGTTTGCCATTCAGAGCTTTATGATGTCTTCGGCCAGCATCCCGCTGTTTGTGGACGAGTACAAGCCCAATGACATGCCGTTTGAGAAGCACCATGCCATGAAGCTGATGCTGCGGGATGCCTACAACTGCCGGCCTGTGATGCGCGGCGGCGGCAAGCGGGGGTCGGAAGGTTTTGCGAGTGTCAACGAGCAGACCTTGACAGCCCCCACAATGTTCGTAGCCGAAGCGATTGAAGCTGAGACTGCGCTTTTGGAGCGGGTGGTCTTGGCCACATTCCGCCGGTTGCCGGGGATTAAGGGGGCTCAGCAGTTTGCACACTTCCAGCGGTTCCAGCAGAACCAAGTTGTCCTGTCCCATATCGGGGCGTTCATACTGCAGAACATGCTGGCACGGCTGGATAGGGAGAGCTTCTCCTCGAAGTTCGATGCCCTCTACGCAGCGGCCCGTGCCAAGCACTGCTTGCAACCTGGCGACTTGGACACCCTGAGCGCCGAGGAAATCAAGCGTAAGGGGCACGGCAGGGAGCGTATTGTCTACAACTACGCAGTCGCTGAATTCGGGCTTGGCGTATTCGGCTGGGTGCTGAAGACACAGTTCGGTGATATGTTTGACAAGGAAATGGCTGAGTTGAGAAACGCATGCTATAGCCGTATGTCAGACTTGGTATCCAATACCGTACCAGAGTACGTCAGGGTACTGCAGCACCTAGGTGACATGAGCCACTTGCAGGCTGACTCCCAAGCTAAGCTGAATTACGGTTATGAGTTCCAACTGAAGGACATGGGTGGACGCAGAGTTCTAGAGTTAGCGGTGAGGCCAGCGTACAACAAGTACCGCATATACTGCAAGAACTTGGGTATGAAGCCACTGTTCAACGGCGAGGACTCTTTGGCCTTGGCTCTCAGGGATTGCGGTCAGTTCATGGATGTAGGGGCAGGGACGAAGCACCTACCGGCAGCGACCACGAGACTGGACTATGAAAGTCTGGTCGAAGCAGGTACAACTATTTTTGCAGAAAAGTGATTGCATTGCCAAAAATGGCAGTATAATCTCTCAAACCCTAGATAACTAGGTTGGCAGGCCGGAAAGAACGGTCAAATTAAACGAAAGTAAAATTATCATGGCATTATCTAAAATCAACCCACAGTTCGAATCTCAAGACGAGACTTCTAGCGCAGCACCAGAAGTAGCAACTCCAACTACAGCAGTAGCAACCCCAACCACAGCAGTAGCAACTACCAAGCCTTCGGCTGTAGTGGCCAAGCCAAGCTTCGGCAGCATCACCAACCCAATCACCGGGTTGAAAGACGCAGTTAAAGTGGCTTACGACAGCTTGACCTGCCTCGTAGCCTCTAACGGCAACTTCCTAGAGCGGGAATCCAAAAAATCAGTTGGCGATGAAATTGTGTTTGAGTTGCTTAGCTGGCAAGACAGCTATGTTGTCCAAGCTGGAGATGACAAGGCACCAAAAGAGACCGTAAAGTACAGTGATGACGGCGTAGTTTGCTCGGATGGTACGCTAGTCAAAGATCACCTTGAGACCCTTCGTGAGATGGGCTACGAGAAGGCAGGCGTGAAGGAACGCGCGGTGGTTGTAGGTAGCGTAGTCTCCTGCGCTAAAGGCCCACAACTGGTTGACGACCTGGTTCAATTTGACCTGAGCCCCAAGTCCAAGGGCAAGTTCAGCCGCTACCAACTGATGGCTCTGAATGCGTTGCGACTAGGGAAGGCGACTGCTGAGTCAGTCACCAAGGTTCGGGCCCGTACCGAACTTGCTACCGCCGGAAACAATACATACACAGTGGTTGTGTTTGATATAGCTCAGTAACAACTAAACTTAGGAAAGGCCCAGAATTTCTGGGCCTTTTCACGCATGAACAATTACCTAATTTTAGATACAGAAACTGCGGGCCTATCAGGCGGCGTATGTGAAATCGCATGGGTCACTATGGACGAGAATCTCAACATTCTCGAACAGCACGAGACCCTTGTAGACCCAGAGCGCCAGATTGAACCCGGTGCATTTGCTATTCACGGCATCTCTAACGATATGTGTGAGGGCAAGCCTAAGTTAGCCGATGTCGCAAAGCTACTGCCAGAATCTGGTTGGATGATTTGCCACAACGCACCATTCGATACTCGAATGATTGCTAGTGTGTACACACCAGCAGCAACTCTATGTACTCTGGCCTTGTCCAGAAAATACATCACGGGCACCACCAACCACAAGTTGGCCACCCTGCAATCAGAACTTGGTCTACCAGACCGCAAGTCCCACTCTGCCTTGGGCGACATCCTGACAGTGCACGACTTACTGCAGGTGATACTGCCAAAGACCGGCACCACGCTGGAGGCCTTGTTCAAGCGGGCCAGCACACCCAAGATGCTGCATACCATGCCGTTCGGGAAGCACAAGGGCCTCAAAATCCTTGATGTGCCGGCGGACTACCGCAACTGGCTGATGGGCCAAGCCGGACTTGACCAAGACCTTAAATACACTCTGGAGAAAATGAAAAATGTTTGATGACATCAAAAAGTTCAATACGATGTACGGGTTCCCCTGCCTCGACAAGCCCACCCTGCCAGACGGCTTCCCCTTGAAGCTGCTCAACTTCACGAAGATTCTTCGTGATGAGCTGGATGAGGGATTTGACATCATCGAGACCTATAACAAAGAGGGCTCGACGAATCTAGAAACCTTGACTAACCTTGCTGACTGGTTTGGTGATATTATGGTCTACTGTGCCTCTGAAGGTGCAAAGTACGGCCTACCAATGCAGGAAGTTATCTCTGTAATCATGCAGTCCAACTTCAGCAAGATGGGAGCGGACGGAAACCCAATCAAAGACCAATTCAATAAGCTCCAGAAGGGGCCGAATTATTGGAAACCAGAACCAAAGATTTCACAACTTTTATCGGAGAAACTAAATGACAACACGTAAGATGCCTTTTGTTCAAGTACAGAAACGCGGACGCCCGGCCAAAGAAACCCCAAAGGCTGCTACGACCTTGGCCACTGTCTTAGCAGAGCGCGGCTCTCGCTACGGAACCTTCCAAGGTCACGCTAACGTCACACAAGACTTCAAGCGGCTGCTGAAGAAGCACTTGGATTCCAGAAACAAGGTGCTGACAGACACACAACAGGAAGCGCTTGAGATGGTGTTCCACAAGATTGGACGAATCGTAAATGGAGACGCAAACTACGACGACTCATGGGTCGATGTGGCAGGGTATTCAAAATTAGTTGCAGACGAACTGCAAGGTAACATACGCTAAAACCAAAGCCCTCCTCGGAGGGCTTTTCTTACGTTAGGAAATATATATGAAAATCGCATTCGACATGTCCTCTATTATGTGGACCTGCCTCTCAGTAGGCAAAGACCAAGAAGGTTTCAACGCTGTCACAGAAGACGGCAAAGATTACTGGGTCAACACCCAAGCATACGGCTACGAGAACGCCGTCAACTCCATCATCACTTCTCTCAAGAAATTCAACCTGACCCCCAGGGACGCCATCTTGGTTTTCGAGGGGCAGTCTAGCAAGGTCATGCGCGGCATGATCGACAAAGAGTACAAGGCTCAGCGCGGCAAGCGCCCCAACGAGGCCTACGTCGAGTTCAACAACCTCAAAGAGCAGTTGCAGAGTGTCTTCTTCAAACCCGGTGCCCTGTCCCTGACCCAAGATTACGTCGAGGGCGATGACATCCTTGGCTGGCTGGCCCAGCACACGGAAGAGGACCTCGTAATCCGCTCCGGCGACGGAGACTTGGCTGTACTGTCAGGCGTCAACGCCTACGGCGCGACAATCAACACCAGCATAGGTGACCGTGACCTAGACGAGAATCCTTTTGGCCCGTTCGAGAACCGCTGGATTAGCGTGTACAAGGCGCTGGTCGGTGACTCTTCCGACAACATCAAGGGTATCAAAGGCTTTGGCCCTGCAGCGTTCGCTGAGTTCTATCGGGACTATGGCGATGCGGGCCTTGAAGAGCTTGCCCGCTTGGCTGAGATCGGCAACTTGGACGAGTTACACCCAGAGTGCAGCGTCAAGGTGGTCAAGAAGATTTTTGACGGCTCGGCCGAGTTCATCAAGTCGTGGAAGTTGGCCAAGATTCACACTGAGTGGGTCAACACTCTGCAGAACCCCCTGAAGTGGGCCCCCGGCCTGATTCGCGGCAAGGTGGATGACGAGCGACTGGCGAAGTGGCAATGCCAAACACGCTTGGTAACTGCGACTAATTTCCAGAAGGCATTGGATTTCCTGAAATCTAAAAACGCAGAGACCCCCTTCTACAGTCTGGACTTGGAGACTTCCACTTCCGACGAGTCCGACGACTGGCTGCGCACTCACGGGCGTGAGACCAAGGTGGATGTGATCTCCAGCAAGATCACAGGAGGCTCTATCACGTTTGGAGCCAACACCAACATCACCTACTACATCACGGTGGACCATGTAGACAGCGACAACGTGACCATGGAGCAGTTCGGGCTGATGCTCCAAACACTTGACCCACGCAAACTGACAATAGCTCACAATGCTGCGGGGTTTGAGTTGCCAGTCTTGTTCATGGAGTTTGGCGAGCAGTGGAAGAACAATGGCTGGAGGGGCATGTTCCCGAATATGGTGGACTCCCGCATTGCTGCATCCTTTTGGGATGAGAACCGGATGAGCTTTGGCTTGAAGCAACTGAGCAAGGACCTGTTTGACTATGAGCAGGAGACTTACGCGGAGGTTACCGGCGGACTAAAGATGAACCAAGTTACCGCCGAGCGCGTAACCAGCTATGGATGCGATGACACCATCGTGGCGGCAGCCCTGTGGGAGTTCTTCGCTACTTTTATGCGTATGGACCATACCTATAACGCATTCATGGCTTTAGAGCAAAAGCCCATGTATCTGCAGGCCTTGGCCTACACTCAAGGCGTACCGATTGACATGGGACGACTCTCGACCTTGGGTGCAGCAGACAACGCCAAGGCCTCGGAGTTACAAGTAACCATCGACAAGTTCTTGGTGGAGCGCCAGTGGGAGGGCACCGTGCTGCCAGTCTACACGGAGATTACGGCTCCAGCCATCAAGGAGACAGTCCTGCTTATGGGCTCTGAGCTTAAGACGGCGGTGCGAACCCCAGCAAAGCTTGTACCGCTGATTGCTGAGCTTCCAGTGCCCAGCGCCCCAATGCTCGCCTCAATCGTCGAGCAGAATGATGTGGCAGCCCTGAACAAGTTTGTGGCGGACAGGTGGGTAGCCAAGCCCGTACTGAACACCGGCAGCCCACTACAGCTTCAGAAGCTGCTGTATGAAACCTTGGGTGCTCCTGTGCGACTTCGCAACAAGCCCACAGACACGATGCGAGCTAAGGGTATCCGTGAGGGTACAGCCCGTACAGACGAAGACGCTATGATGATGGCTATTAAGCAGGGCGACGTGACCGGACCTGAAGCTGAAGTGTTAAAGGCCTTGGTCGAGGCCAAGTCAGTACGCACCCGCCAAGGTCTGTACTGGGAAGCTTACCCCAAGTTCCTGCACCATGAGACTGGGCGTATCCACCCAAGTCTACGCCAGTCGTCCACGAACACTCGGCGTTATACAGGTGCTGAACCAAACCTGCAACAAATGGACAGCAACCCAGAAGGTGTTCGTTCGGTCATCGTGCCGCACCACCGCAACGCTATCATGGCGTCCTTGGATGAGTCGGCCCAAGAAGTTCGCCAGATGGCGGATTACTGCAAGGATGAGAACCTGCTTACCTGCTATGTGGGTACGCCTGACCAGTTGCGGGATGTCCACTCTATTGTGGCGAGCAGAATTGCCGGGTGTGATTACTCAGAGTTTCGCCGTAGGCTGAAGAAGGGTACTGACGATGAGATGAAACTTGCCAACTCCCAAAGGCAGACTGCAAAAATAACCTTGTTCGCTACGCTGTACGGAGCAGCGGCACCCAAGATTGCCGAGGGACTTGGAATTTCTGAGGAAGAGGCCCAAGAGTACATCGACGCAATTTACGAGCAGTTTCCTGGAGCTAAGCAGTGGAAGTCTGATACAGAGGACATGGCTAAAGACCAAGGTTGGGTACCCATCCACGGAGGTTCCAAGCGTCACCTGCAGTCGTTGATTACCAGCGATGATAGGTACACTGCGTCCAAGGCGCTGCGCCAAGCAGGCAATGCGCGGATTCAGGCTGCAGGCGGAAACCAGTTGAAGCGCATCATGGGCCGTATCTGGGACTCAAACCTGCTTGATGACTACGACTACCGCTGGTACTTCTCCGTGCATGACGAGACTTTGCACAGTATTGGCCGCAAAGATGCTGTTGAGGTCCTTGGCATCCTGCATGGCTTCATGTGTGAGCAATTCTTGGACATTGTGCCTAGTGCGAGTTCGATTGGTGTAGGCCGCAACTTTGGCCAGCTCAACGAACTTGGCGAAGTATTCGACCCGGAAACGCTTAAAGAGGCAGTAGACGGCTTGTTTGGGGAGAAAGCATGACCACCACAAACCGAGGCAAGATAGCTGAGGGTCAGGTGAAGAAGATTCTGTCTTCTATCACCCGACAAGACTTCGCATGGAATCGACTTCCAGATGCACACGCAGGGTCAAGGCAGCCAACCTTGGCTGACTTCCTGCTTGTAAATCAAGGGGTGCCAATACTGCTAGAGGTGAAAGAGACTGCCCATGACTTTAGGTTACCGGTAGGTAACTTTAAGTTAGAGAATCGGGCTAGGATGCGTATATTCCAATTAGCCGGCGCGAAGTGCGTTATACTGGTACACCATAGCAAAACTAGGGTGTGGCGCTGTATAGGGCTAGACTACTTTGGTACCCATGACACAGGGTCTTGGGACCTTAGAAACACATCAGAACTTAACTTAAAAGAGGCAATAGAACTATGCTTACAGTAATCAGCGATTTACATTTGGGGGCTATTCGTAGCTCCGGCACTACCCCAACCACCCAGTGGGCTTTGCGACAGCACCTGCTGCAAGAGTTTGCAGGTCTGCTCCCTGTAGAGGGTGACCTGCTAATAAACGGTGACTTAGCGGATACAGGTAATATTGCAATCAGCGATGTTCTAAAAACATACGAGATTCTTAGCGATTGGCTTGAAGCGCACCCAAGTTCCAAGCTGTACAACTCAGCAGGCAACCACGATAAGAATAAAACTTCCAACGTATTATCTAGCTTTCAGTTCCTAGGCAAGCTTCTAAGCCGAAACTTTCCTGAGCGTTATGTGCATATCGAGCAGCCGACCATGACACCCTACGGGTACGTGATTCCACACTTGGTAAACCAAGACGTGTTCGACGCAGCACTTGCAGCCACACCCAAGTGCGAGTACGTGTTCCTGCATGCCAACTACGACAACTTCTTTGCCAAGCAGGCTGACCAAAGCTTGAACGTCTCCAAAGAGCAGGCCGCAGCCCTGCCCTGCAAGACGGTCATCTTTGGCCACGAGCACCATGCAAGGCGCTTGGGCAAGGTCCTGATTCCGGGCAACCAGCTTGCCACATCAGTATCAGACTGGCTGAGCGCCGGTGACAAGTACAAGGTTGTCATCCGGGGCGGCTTTGGAGTCCACTTCGAGGCGACGGCTCTCCGGGACCAAGAGTTTGTCGAGATGAGTTGGCGAGACCTGCAGCCTACCGGGCACAAGTTCATTCGGGTGAACGGCAGCGCGACGCAGGAAGAGGCTCACGAAGTCGTCAACGCCATTGCCGCTTTCCGGCGCACGTCCGAGGCCTTCGTCATCACCAACGCAGTGCAGATTGAAAGTGTTGAGGGCTTGTCCGCCGATTTTGAATCCACCTTGGAAGCCGCCAAGGGTTTTGATGTCATCAAATGCCTACTGGATACCTTGGATGCTGAGGAGCGAGTTGTTGTGGAAGGGTTGCTATGAAATTCTTATTTGAAGAATCTTTACTCAGTAAACTGAAACTAGATTTAATTCTAAACCCCTCAGCTATCGGTATAGAATTAACCTCAAGAGAGCTTATTGACATCTATGACGAGCTACTTGATGCTAAAGATAGCAACTGTATATTTATTACCGGAACAGAAAAATTCTTGATATTTAACGGTCGTAGAATATCAGTAACCGTGAAAGACTAAAATGCTTAACTACCTTAAACTTACAAACTTCAAACGTCACGAGTCCTTGGAAATCAACTTCACAGGCGGGTTACAGCTAATCCGTGCAGCTTCCGAAGCAGGCAAGTCCTCTATGTTGCAGGCTATTGCATATGCACTGTACGGGGCTCGTGCCCTGCCCATGTCCTTGTCCGCTACCGTTACCTACGGCAAGCCTGAGACCTCTCTACGTGTTCTACTTCGCTTCTCGTTCAACGGCTCTGAATTTGAAGTAGAGCGCCACAAGGGTGGGGCCGAGTTGCGTGGTGATGGCGTTACAGCGTCCGGCCAAGCAGAGGTCACTGCTTTTGTTGACCGCCTGTTCGGATGCTCCGCTGCCGTCGCCACATCCCTGATGTTCGCCAATCAAGGCTCCCTGCGCGGGGCCTTGGAAGGTGGCCCCGGTGCGGCGGTATCGCTGATAGAGAAACTGGCCGACGTTGACGCCCTTGACCGCTTGGTCGAGAAGGCTCAAGAGAAACTGCCGTCTGGTAACACCAAGTTGCTTGAGGCCCGCATCACCGAGCTGGCTGAGGTGAAGCCACCTGTAGCCGACTTCGCGGAACTGGAGGCCAGCCTGTCCAAAGCCCAAGAGTTCTTGGCTGCAGCAACAGCACAGGTAGACCTGCACAGCGTCTTTGCATCCTCGGACTTGTCGGCACCGCGAAAACTCATAGCTGACGCAGCCAACGCCAAGGTCGCCTTGGCCAAGGGTATGAAGACTCACTCAGACCTCTCCGACGAGGCAGAAGTCGAGGTGCCCGTTCTGCTGGACACCCAATACTATCGCGGTAAGGCGACCGCGCAGTCGGCGGCGGCGGCCCTGCGGGCACAGTATGCTGAGTTCACTCGAATCGACCAGTATGAGCACGTCGCCACAAGCGAAGCTGAGTTTGCTGATGGTAGCCTTGTAGTTGTGTCCCGCCAGAAGGTAGTGCAGGCCGAGATGCTGCAGGTCACTCGCGAACTTGCCCAAGCTGAGATGGCTATTATCCAAGGCAAGCTCTGCGACTTCTGCGGCAAGGACTTTTCCGAGGTGCCGGAAGTCATAGCCAAGAACGCCGCATGCACTGCACTGGCTGAGGCTGCCCAAGTACGCATGACAGCGCTCAAGGCTGAGGCGGTAGTGCTGGCCGCCCAAGTGCAGGACGTGCGTGATACGCTCTCCGCAGCGAAGACCTTGGATACCCAAATGTCTCGCCTGCCTGTTGAGGCTTTTGGCGGGTACCCACGCAAGTACAAATGGGTTGGCGGCGATGTGCCGGAACTAGACACCGCCGACTACAACAAGCTGCTGCGCGAGGTAGAGGCCAAAAACGCAGCGCGGCAGTACACCTTGGCCCGTGTCGAGGCCGCTCGCAGAGGTTTGGCTGCCTTGGACCTGCCGGGTTTGCAGGCTGCATCAGACGAACTGCAGGCGCAGGTGCCCACAGCCCTAGCGTCAATCGCTGACGTTGAGATGTGGTCCCACAAGCTGCGTACATCTCAGAGTGACGAGAAACAGGCACAGGCCAAAGCCGCCGCTGCGGCACAGGACTTGGCGGTAGCCAAAGCGCAGTTCGATGCGGCGCTGGACTCCTACGCAGCCTCACAAGCTGCACTGGCCAAAGCCAAGGATGACTTGTCCACCTACACGCTGAACAACCGCGTAATCAAGAAGATTCGTGAGGCCCGCCCGCTGGTCGCCAAGCAGTTGTGGGGCACGGTCTTGGGTACGGTCAGCCACTACTTTAGCCAAGTGCGTGGCACCCAGTCGGTCGTCACCCGCGAAGGCGGCGGCTTCCTCGTGGACGGAAAGCCGGTCGAGGGGTTGTCCGGCTCCACACTGGACGCCTTGGGCTTGGCAATCCGCATCGCGCTGACCCGCACGTTCTTGGCCAACGTACCTTGGCTTATACTTGACGAGCCTGCAGCAGCATGTGACAACAACCGGGAGGCCGCCATGCTCGGAGTTGTGGCAAGTTGTGGCTTCCCTCAAGTGCTTATGGTCAGCCATAGCGAGTTAGGCGAGTCGTTTGCCAGCAGCGTTGTAACCCTATAAATCCAGCCCTTCGGGGCTTTGCGAGTACCTATGCACAAAATTACCCTTATCGACAAGACAATTCTCAGTGCTCTGCCAGGCACAGTGACCGAGGTTTCTGAGGCCACAGGCTTGGGAAAAACCACGGTAGCCTACAGCCTGAAGAAGTTATTTGGAATCTCCAAAGTCAGCGCTTCGGGTGAGGGGCGGAACAGGTCCTACACAAGGACGGAGCAGCACGTCGATGCCTCAGTCCTGCATTACTCTAAGGAAAGGAAACCTCTGAACCCCCATAAAAGAAGTCCCGTCAAGCGGGACCCTTTTACAGAGGCGTTCTTTGGGCCAGCTACTTGATAGCGTCAGCTTTAGCTAGAAGGTCTGTCTTAGTTTGGCTATTATGAGTTGTACCGAACCAGAAAGCACAGGCTCCAGTCCATGCTGTACCCAAGCTCCCTAACATAATCATCAAGGGTGCGCTCTCTTTTAGGTCGGGCCAGCAGAACATACCACCTAAAACACCGAAGAAGCCCAAAGTGATTATGTAGGTGAGAACTGCGGGTGTGGATGAACGCGAAGAGGCCTGCAACTCTCTCGCACTCTTCCGGTCATCTGCAGAAATCTGCTCCAACTTGATCTCGTGGTCAGCCATGAACTTCTTAAAGTCTACCTCTGCCAGCTTGATTTGAGAGATTTGGTCTGGGCTCAATTTGCCACTGTTCAACACTTCCGATACCGCTTCTATAGTCTTAGACTCAAGACCCAACTTATCAGCAATGAAAGTTGCAGCGGCTCCGCCAAGCGGGCCACCGAGGGCAGTCCCCAACAGCGGGGCAAGTGTTTTAATCCAGTCACTCATGTGTAGCTCCTAACACCGTCTTGGTCAATAATTAGTGCCTGCCTCTTAGGCTTTTCACTGAATGAAATGTGTACCCACCCACCGCCGTGCTTATCAAACTCGCGGATAATTTGGTCGTATTTAATTGTGCTATTGACAATAGCTCTAACAATACGGTCTACATTGCCGAATGTAGGACAAATAAAATCCACAGCCTCAGCCTTCAAGTGCTGACTTGTACTTCGAGAGCCTAGAAGGCTATTGAGAGCGCTACAGCGATACCCAGAACTAATACTAATTGGATTAGACCGAAGAAGATTTCGAACTTCCTCAAGTCCGGCACAGGTTCTTTTTGCTGTTTCATACAGTTCAATCGGTAAGCTGTTGTCGATACCGTGTCGTGCCGCTTTTTGGGAGGCACAGAACTCGGCTAAGGTGAAGTGAGGGGAGAGGTTCATTTGCGTTCCAAGTTGGAGATTCGCACTTCAAGTCGAGCCTCAGCAAGCCGTGAGAGCTGTTGGCCTTCATGCAACTTCTCTAAGTCGGAAAAAACATACCCAGAAATGGCCAAGATTGCGACTTGTGCGGTGCCCAAAACCCAAGCCAAAACCTTCCAAGCGCCCCGCCCTTGGTTGAGTAGCAGGGCGTCGGCTTCTGACTTTTTCTCGAACAGGGACAAGTGGTTGTCCAACTTGTCGGCCACTTCTCGTGTAGCCTCGGTGTTGGCCACCATAGAAGCGTTGATGCTGTTCAGGATGATGAGGAAGGCCCGCTGCTTGGGGTCGTTCTCTTCGGAAATCAGGGCTTCTATGTCCCCGACCCGGTTGTCAGTGCTGCGTCTGCTATGGGTTGTCATTTCTCTGACACCGGCTGAGTAGTGATAATACGCAGAAGCGTGATAGCTACGCTGATGGCAATACCAACGAACATCTGCTCGACTTGGGTTAATGGCAGCAGGCCGACGTAGCCTTGCAGAATGGAAAGCACCGCTAGTGCTAGGGCGAACTGAACAGTCCGGGATTTGAGTAATTGGAGCATCGCAAGGGCCTTGTGATTTGGTTATGCGAAGCATAAAGCAAAACCTGCAGAACCTTTGGGAGGCGCTGCAGGTTCAGGTGAGATTGGCAGTTTATCTCAATTCAGGAGGACATTGATTCCTCGTGCGCTCACTTAAGTAGCTCTGTTGGCAGTGGTCTTTATCAAACCAGAGCAGAGTGTCGATGACCTTGGCCAACCTTGGGCTGGTGCGGTGGGCGCGACTACTGATTGTCTCATCAGCCCACCCTCCAGCCAAGGTGTTCACAAGTTGGTCAACAGCGATTGCAAACTGTTTTAGACTCATGGTTCAGACTCAGGTTGGGGCTCAACATACGGATGCCTTAAATCCCAGACCACCTGAGCCTCTGCGCTTAGGGTCTTGCCTTCAGAATCCGCCTCAAAGTCCATCACCTCCAACAGCAAGGCCATGTCAGCCCTTGCCTGAGCATTAGCCAAGGCTTGAGCCTCCGTTACCGCCTGTACCAAGCCTATTTCCTGCATCTCTTCTGCTGTAGCCGTTCGCATCCCTGCGATATGTCCAAGCATGATAGTCTGCAATTCCGTCTGTCTCTGAGGCGATACCTGAGAAGCTATTACAGTCCGACCATGGGACAGAATATCTGCTTCACTCCATACGTCATTTTTTAGAAAGTCAATCATAATTAAGCCCTAATACACATCAAAGAAATCCAGTCAGATACAGTAGCACCGACTGACAAGGTAGCTGTCTCTTGGAATCCGTCATTAGAGCGAGTCCAGTATGTTCCAGTAGTAGTCTCACGCATCAATGTGCCGTTCTTGTAGAGCGCCTTGACAGTGAAGCCCTTGGGAGCTACGAATGCAGTCTGCGATGCAGTAGCAGTGTAGTCAAAGAACACAGGCAAGCGACCAAGTGCCCTGCGGGCAATCTCTTTGCGGCGCAATTCGTCTCGTAGGTTGAGCGCAGGTGCGTACACGCGAGCGCTTGTTGAACCCCCTGTAATAACGACATTCTCAAAGGCCGCAACGGTTGTAGAAGTACCCACTGCCAGTGTGTCGCTCTCTACACGAAGCAAGTCAATGAAGCCACTGCGATTGCCTGCTGTTGTGACGTGCAGTTCGTTGGTAGCATCATCGTAAGACATTGCAGTCACTGAAGAAGTAGTACCTGCTAGGGTGCATTGTGCGTTCGGCTGGAACAGTGGTAGTTCGGTGCGGTAGATGTGAGCGATCTGGTCTGCGGTAGGGGCGGTGGCGGAGATGCGCCAGAGGGCTAGACGGTCAGCAGGTCCACCAGCTAGCCCTGTTGAGTAGTAACCCCTACCAATGTACAAACTATCAGAAGTACCCAAGGTCATGGAATTGGTATTTGCAACAGAACTAGCAAGTACACCATTTACATAACCATAGAGCACACCCCCTGTGCGTACATAAGCAACAAAGTGATTGGTATTGCTAGTTGCTGTTAAAGTTAGTTGTACTCCAGCAAAAGTAGCTTTTATTTGACTTGCTGTTTCATAAGTCCAAATATCAACAACCCCGTTACCTGTGATAGAACCTAAAGGTCCACGGTGGATGATGGAGTGGTCTGTTCCGGCGTTGTACACCCAACCCATGTAGCAAAAGTCACCCGTACCAAAGTCCAAGTTTGTACTAAATGGTTGCTCTAGGTAATTAGAGGTGTTCATTCCACTGTAAGCCACCAACCCTGCACCGCTTGCCACGGCAGTTTTGGTGAGCGTGCCGTTGATGACTAAGCCATTGTTCTTGACTGATCGGTCTGAGTCGGCCAGCTTTACGGAGATACTATCTAATAAGGCTGTTGTTCCAGTCTCTGTTCCAACGATTACTGCTATGACTTGATGTGTTGTAGCTGTAGCAACAAACGTAATATTCACAGCTAGATTTGACGTTGATGCAGACTGTGTAGATAGGATTCCATTGATACCTAAAAGGACGTTGCTCACACAGGTTCCTCGGCGCTCAGAGCCTGTCAGGTAGTAAGTCTTCCCAACTATGCAGGTAATGTTCTGGGTAGCCGATGGGGTGGCACCAGCTCCAGTAATTTGAAGCTCACCGCCAACCACAGCGAGTGTTGCGTTAGTTGCAGTCCACCCACTAGTATCCGTAGTGAAGGTCCCATTCGTCACCAACTCACCACTGGCAGTAATAGTCTCAGCAGTCGTATCCGCAAGGTAAGCACCTCTGGAGTCACCTACTTGCCAACCGCTGTTGTAGGTGTTAGTGATGTAGGACACCATACCCTTGGAAGGGGTTGTGGGGTTTTCTTTGAGTAGGTTCAAACCTGTAGTTGTAGCAGCGGCACCTCGATCAATACCTGTTACCAACCCGCTGCCAATAAGAGCAATCGCTGGAGAGCCGACAGCAGAGGCAGAGCTTCGATACATAGCGTCTGGCGCAGAAGACGTACTCGATGACGGGATGACATTGCGTTTTAGGTAGTAGAAATACTGCCCCGGAGTTGATACCCTTGACCCCCAAACGTAACCTAATCCAACAAACTTTATGCTATTTGCTTCCAGTGATGTGCTAAGTAAATAGGTATCATTCACCACCGTCCCATCATCCTTAATCACACTCACACCACC